GGTCACAAGTACGTTTACCGTTATACCAACAAGTATCTCTTATATCAAATGATTTAAAACAAGTTTGACATTGCACATTCATTCTGAGTTTTCCTCCTTTCCACAAGCTTTACAAAAGAATTTAAAACAATCAAACTGAAAGTTATGATGCCATCCACACTTGGTCATTTATCGTCCAACTCCTTTACATTTGCAACCATCGTACCCTGAATTCTGAATAAGCATCGTGCAAGTCCGTTCTTACTATGTTCCCCAATGGGCGTAGTACACGCAATACATAGTATTTTTTCAATTTGTTTCATTCCAATCATCTATATTCTATTAGTGTGTCCCTCTTATATGTCTTTCTTTTTTTATCAGTTCTATGCCTTTCTAGCCTACCCAACCCCCAATAGGCGATAAAACAACCAATGCCGACAGGCAAAAACACCAACGTACAACAAAGAAACAAACCAATGAAAACCAAAAACAACCTCATAACCTTTTCTTGCTAACGCTATTTATAAATGTTTTTAATGTGTTGGGTAGTACCAGATCTGAATAAGATAGGGTTAAGGTGAGTACCTCTTGTTGCCCTGACAGTTGTGATTGCCCTAAGCAGGTGGCTCACGACACCCATTTTTATATTTAAATACACCTTATATTAATGTTTACTTCTGTTTCCAAAGCCCACTATGTTCTTCATCATCTACTTCTTCTTTCATTCTATCTTCTGCTAAAAATGTAAGTTTCCAAAACACCCTCTTGTCCTCCAACGGTATCTCATCTGGTTCGGTTGTTATTCCAAATGTTCTTTCAAACCAACCAAATATTTTTTTATAATCATTTGATGTTAAATCAACCATACTTTTCTTTAACGGCTTCGCTAATAAGTATAACGTGTCTAGCTATTTCGCCACGATAGTCCTCTCATACGAGTATGCAAGCTCACACCACTAGACTAAATATAAATAGTAGTACCCTTTAATAAATATATGTCTGTAGAACACGAACACGAAGACGGAACAAAGCACACACATAAAGGTGGAGATAAACCACATACACATGAAAAAAAGTCAAAAAAATGTGCTTGTAATGCTGATATTGGAAGAAACCCACGTTGCCAAGTTGAAGACCATGGCGATAGTCAGTACAGAAATTGACGTTTTTTGACAACATATGACAAAGTATATATAGCATACATTACTTAAAACAACATGGGCATTAAATCAGGTTTTGGTAGACTTGCTAATGTTTTCAAGTCACAAACTAATGCAACCACAAGACCTTCTATAGCACAGCCTTATATGAGTACCGATACAGGTGCCAAATTACCAATTTTTCCATTTCCTCTCATAATGATTTATGAGTTAGCAGATAATATTGATGCTATTAGAATACCTGTTGAAACCATTAATCGTGAAATGTTTAAGAATGGTTTTGAAATTGTTGAGAGATTCCAATATAAATGTGGTAATTGTTCTAAAGAATACACTTATGCACCAAACGAAACAGGTGACGAAGGAGAAACTAAAGAATTATTAAAATGTGATAGTTGTGGAAGTAATGACTTAAGAAGACCAATTCCAGAACACCGAAAAATACTAGAAGACTTAATGACAAAACCAATTAACGGTAACAATCAATCATTAGAAGATGTTTCACGTCAATTAGAACGTGATTTAGAAATAGCAGATAACGCATATCTTTTAATTTTGAAAAACTACTTCATCAATGATACTACAGGCATGATAGACCATGATAAAACCGAAATTAAAGAATTATTGAGAGTGGATCCTCCTCAAGTTGGTATGATTGCTGATTCTGATGGAAGAATAGGTTATGATGATAAAAGAAATAAAGTAAGAGTTTGTCCTAGATTTGAACATAGAGATAAACGAATTTATAATGATACTTGTGATAGGTGTGGCGCACAAACACTAAAAGCAGTTATGGAGGTTAACTCAGTCTATTCAATAGGTGTTCCACACCCAAAAAGAGTAATTTATGGTGAAGGTGAAGTTATTTGGAAAGCAGGTAAGTATAAACCAAGTTTAATTTATGGATTTTCACCAATCTATGCTATTTGGTCAAAAGCAATGGCATTATCTCATATGGATGAGTATGTTAGAAAATACTTTGATAAAATGAGACCTCCAAGAGGTTTACTTGTAGTTGCATCTCGTAACTATGAAACATTTAGAAAGTCTTGGGATGCATTAGAACAAAAAGCCATTGAAGATCCTTACATGATACACCCATTAATGGTAGAATCTGATAGGGGTGGAAAACAAATGGCACAGTGGATGGACTTTACTGGTTCGTTAAAAGAATTAGAATTTATTGAAGTAAGAAAAGAATTAAGACAGATTATTGGTGCTATTTACGGTGTTTTACCACTTTATTATGGTGAAATGGTAGGTGGTTGGTCACAAGAAGGCTTACAAGTTACAATTACAAACAGAGCTGTAAAATGGGGACAAGATGTTCTTTATGCATCATTTTTGAAGAAATTTGCAGAATTAATGAACGTAGATGATTGGGATATTAAATTAGTACAAGGTGAAGAAAATGATAAATTAGCAGAATTACAAAGAGATGGTGTAGAAATACAAAACATGGCATTATTACAACAAATGGGATTTGATATTAGCAGATCACATACTGGAGACTTTAAAGTTTCAAAAGAAGCACAATCTATGGAACCAGTTGAGATGGGAAGAGGTAGAGGTACAGCAGCACCAAAAGAGTTACAACAAAACTTTGATGGACAGCCAAAACTTAACAGACCTTCTGATATAGGTGGAATTGCAGTAGGTTCACCTTCAAGTGGTAGTGGTACTTCTTTATCACAAAAGAATTTTGCAGATGGAATAACACCTAAAAACTTTGATGTAATTAAAACAACTTTACAAACTGCACTTGATTTTGGTTGGAAAAAGACAAAAACAGTTGATGAATTAAGGAAATTCGGTATGACAGTCAGGCAAGCAAGAGCAATAGTTAAAAGTGAGTTAGGAACAACAAGAAGATGGGAAGATGAAGAGGAAAATGGTAAAAAAGACGACAACTGATGCAAAAAAAGAGAGATTACCTAAAGGTACAAAGGTAGTTTCTACTAAAGAATCTGCTGAAAAAGCTTACACAGAACAAGTAAAAAGAGTGGTAAAAACACAAAAAATCAAACTTTCAAACGGTACTGTTAATGTTTATAACGCAAATTACTCTGAAATAGATGAGTGTTTAGATGAAATAAGAAAAGAATGTAGGAAAAATGGATTAAATGATTATGCTTGTAACAATATACAAAATATTTTAAATGAAACATTACAGAGGGTGAAGTTGGCTGGCAACTAAATTAGATGTAAATCATGGACAAACATATTTAGGTAAAAAAATATGGGAAACCCATCAAAAAAATGAAGAAACACACGTAAATAATTATAAAGAAGCCGTATGTTTTGGGTGTTTAAGAAATGATGCTGCTGGTGCAGGTATTTTTGATATTTGTGGTAATTGTGCAGGTAAAAGAGGTAGAGAAACTTTACTTGTAACAATAAAACCTGTTTATTACGGAATCTGTTATTTTTGTGGTGAACATAAGTTTAATATGGAACAGATAAACGCAAGACTTTGTAGAAAATGTAGTAGAGGTGTTGCAGATAATATTAAAGAATATAACAAAAAAGGTGGACAGTTTGGTGCAGATCCATTTTGGATTAGAATGAGAAAAAAGCATGGAAAAGATTGGCGTGCTGCATTTAGTGGTAATGGAACTATCAACAAAAGATAATTAATAAATATCTTCTTCTAATATTAAATTTATTCTGTCTTTGAATAGATCATAGAACCTATACACATAATCAATTTCTTTTTTCTTTGGTTTTTCACCATAGAACCTATCAACACGTAGTTGGAGTCTTGGTTTTCTTAAGAATCTTGGGAATATATCTAATTTGTTTTTCTTATGATTGTAATACAATGAACCATGTGTAACGAGTTTCTCTATACCATCTTCCCATTCACCTAAAACACCATTCCTAAAATGAACTATTGAACGATGTAGTTCAGGTTGTTCTTTATGCATACTCGTATTTGTAACAACAAATAATTTTCCATTTTTAATATAAAGATCAATTAACTTAGTCTCTCTCATTCCATCTTTTCGGTCAACACCATATATTCTATCATATTCTTTTAATGACTCGTAAATATATATCGCAGTAGCCATACATTATAATATGTTTTCTTACATATAAATCAACCGATGGTATTCTTTAAATAACAGTTTATGGTTTTTATAGTATGTTCGAAATAATAGATGAACTATTTTCAGAAATAGTCATAGGAATAGCTCTTGGTAGTGGTGGAACATTAATTGCATATTTTAGAAAAATTTCTTCAACACAGAAGGATTTATGTCTAAGAGTAACACAACTACAAAAAGCCCTCATTATTTTATCAACAGCACTAGATAGACAATCTAATAGGCTTCACGAAGGAGCTGATTCTGACCTAGAAGACCTAGTAGGCAAGGTTTTAGATAAATAACGTGAATAAATCAATCGTAATGATTATATAGCACCATATATCTAGCTTATTTTATGGTAGATCCAGTATTAATAACTGTTGGAGCAGCAGTAATTGGTGCAGGGTTAAACACACTACGAGGTTACCTACATAGACAAGATGAATCTTTCTCTGCAAGGAAATTCGCAGGTGCTTTAATCATCTCTACATTCGCAGCAATAGCAATAGGTC